TATCTGATGTGAGAAAATGATTAGTAAAACTAATCTGTGTGAGAGTCATTTATGACTCGAACGAATCACGAAGTGATTCCAAAATACTTCCACTTAACACTAGATAACTTATCATGATAACTTGTAACTGATTCGTCGAATAACGTGTGTTGAACACGTTGTATATGTGTGTAAGAAGCGTTGTGTAACACGTTGTATATGTGTTGAGTAACGTGTGCGTAACGTGTGCTACACTTGCGTGGACTTGTGGAATATGTGTGCGAGACTTGTGTGTTTCGTGTGCAGGACTCGGTTGCCTCATGCACAAACTATTACTCCCTCTCCACGTGGTGCGACGTGTTGTGTATTGTGTTGTACACGTGCGTAGCAACGTGATGAGTAACGTGGATGGTTAAGTTACCAATCAAATACCCCGGAGAGGGAAAAAGGTAACTTCGAAGTGTCTTCGCTCTTGACTTTGACAATAATTTTTTCTCCCTATACAAGCACTTCACAAGTTTTGCAACGTGTTCCCCCTACACAAGCAAAGCACAAGTTTTGCAAACAAGTTAAGCAACATGTTGTGTAACACATACCCCACGAATGTAATGGGTGTTACCCCGACTACCCAAAAGTACCCCCGTGTAATTGTAGTATCTCCACATCATGATACACATATACAACGTGTACTGCATTTGTTATTCACATGTTAGACAAAGATTAGAAAAAGTTAATATTAAAATTTTCTCATATTTATTGACAAAGTTTACGCATCAGGATAAAATGCACTTAGGACATATATAACGTGTTGCAAAACACTTTAAATACAAGTTATTAAAACAAGTTAAGTAAAAGTTATTAAGTGTTCTTTGGAATCACTTCGTGATTCGTAATCCTTCGGATTACACTAAAATACTTCTTCTCATCATAGAAAGGACTGATAATATTGGTGTTACTTGCAAGTTATTTGGTGTTAATCAACACGTTATATATGGTGTTATTCGGGTGGTTGGTATATTCTATGATGCGTGGAAGAATTCAAGTTACATACCATGCACCTCAAAAGTTTATCCAAACTGCCGATGAACGTGATGCTGAACTTGCTGATGATATTGACGAACTTCTCTCTCCACGTGAGAAGGAGAATCTGCGTGAGATGATAGAGTTTGATCAGCGTATTGCAAGACTTAAAGAAGAAGTTGCAGAAGCTAATTTTTCTGATTCGAGTAAACGTTTTTCAGATGTTCCTGCACAAGAAAGTCCGGGTGTGCGTAACCTGCCGCATACTAGCATAACACCCCGCATCACACCGAATATGGTTGAAATCGCCGATTAACATGAAGAAACTTGTAGCTAAATTTATACGTGTAGAATGTGACTGTGGGATTCATTATATTGATTTGACAAGGACGTTGGATATGTATTTAACATCTTGTTGTTGTAAGCCTTTACTTGTACGTGGCAAAGAGGATGACTATTATTTGATAGGACAAAGGATGATGTGAATGGATAAAACGTCTATCGGCTTACTAGCTGATGTTCTGTATATTAAGGGAATTATTTGTTACGAGGAATTTGAAGATATTATGAATGCGATTACACCTCAAGACTTGGATAAAGTTGTAGAAGGGATGCTGACTGACAAGTATAACGTGTATAGGAAGGGAGAAGCGTATATTGGGTACAAAAAGCTTTAAAGTGTCGGAGAATGTTGTTGGTACTGTCGAAACGACCGATGAACAAGATGAGTTTCACGCAATACTTGCCCTCTCACCCAAGATGCAACGTTTTATTCACTTGTACAGCACCGGAAGTTACACTATTAATAAATTAGCGCAACTTCTTGAAGTACACCCAAATACACTTGGGAATTGGTTAAAACGTTCTGATGTGAAGCAGATTCTAGCTGATATGCAGGAAACTACTCATGAAGTGGTTACTAATCAGTTAAAAACTATGACAGCTAAAGCCGCCGATAAACTTTCTGCGTTGATTGATTCACCTCTTGATGCGGTGGCACTACAGGCAGTTAAAGATGTTCTTGATCGTGCAGGACACAAGCCTAAGAACGAGATTAAGATTGATAAAACGGTAACAACGATTGAACAAAAGATGAGTGAATTGATTGATAGGACTATCATCGATGTGGATGGTGGTACTGTTGAGTAAAACTAAAGAACAAGTATTCTACGAGCGGTTGAAGTCTGACCGCGCTTTTTATATCGAGAATTTTCTAAAAATTCGCAACAAATCTGCTCAACTTATTCCTTTTAAGCTTAATCATGCTCAAAAAATTGTTGTTGATTTGATTAAGAGGTGTGAGGAAGAAGGAAAACTAAAGAGATTTATTGTACTAAAAGCCCGACAAATGGGGTTATCAACCTTCTTTGAGGGCGAAATTTTTAGGGCAACTGTAACAAATTCGCTTACAAATTCTCTTATTGTAGCGCATCAAGATAGTTCAACTCAAGCATTGTTTAATATGAGTAAATTATTTTTTGATGAGTTGCCTGATGTGCTAAAACCTATGAAAAAGTACTCGAACGGTAAGGAATTAGTTTTCGAGAACCCAACAACTGATGATAATGTTAAACAAGAAAACCCCGGCTTGCGTAGCAAGATAACTGTAGCAACTGCTGGTGCAGGTGAAGTAGCACGTGGTATGACGATACACAACTTCCATGGCTCAGAAGTAGCATTTTGGCCTGATGCGAAGACAACTATGTTAGGTTTGATGCAAGCGATTCCAGACACTCCTAACACGTTTGTAGCATGGGAGAGTACAGCTAATGGAGTAGGTGACTTTTTTCATGAAATGTGGCAAAAAGCGGTTCGTGGCGAAAATGAGTTTATTCCTGTGTTTCTGCCTTGGTTCATCGACCCCGGATATACTCGACCTTTCCGTAGTGACGCTGAACGAGAACAATTATTGGATGAGATATCAGGGATAACAACCGACTCGCAAGGTAATCCCATCAGAACGTATGATTTTGAATTGATGCAGAAGTTTAATTTAACACTAGAACAACTTAATTGGAGGCGATATACAGTTGCAAACAAATGTCAGGGAGACGAAATCCTATTCATGCAAGAATATCCCTCCACACCTGAAGAAGCGTTTATCTCATCAGGAAGGCCGAAATTCAGCATTAAAGCACTTAAAAAGTACCAGACTATCACTAAAGAACCAATTGCAAGAGGTTATCTCTTTGATAAGGGTGGTAGAGTAGAATTTGTCGAGGATAAACAAGGTTATATCTCGATTTGGAAGAAGCCTGAAAGTGGCACTTCATACGCAATTGGTGCAGACGTTGCTGAAGGTCTTGTTCAGGGTGACTATAGCTGTGCTGTTGTTGGAAATAGTGAGTTTGATATTGTTGCCACATGGCATGGGCATATTGACCCTGATTTGTTTGGTACTGAGTTGGTTAAGTTGTCTCGCTATTATAACGATGCCTATCTTGGAGTGGAGAATAACAACCATGGACTCACAACACTCTCGCAAATCAAAAAATTAGAATATTGGAATCTTTTTTTCACCAAATCATATGACAAAATTGCGGACACACAAACTCAAAAACTTGGTTGGACAACTTCTTCTCGTACTAAGCCATTTATGATTGATAAGTTGGCTGAATTTGTTCGTGAACATTACTTAGGTATTTTTAGCGATCAGATTATAAGTGAGATGTACACGTATGTTATTGGTGATGATGGGAAGACAAATGCCCAATCAGGGTGTTTTGACGATAGTGTAATGGCTACTGCTATCATGTTACAATTGCTATTGGAAGGAAAAGGTGAACATTACGTGCCGGAGATTCCCATTGAATCAAGAGGAAAGGGTGCACGTGATATTGTTGACCCTTCATTTGAAGCAGATAAAAATGTTGATGAGGTAGCTGATTAAGGGGGGATGGAATATGAAAGAAGAAATTAAGTATAAAATTTATCGTAAAAAGAATTCTATTAAACTTATTGCTATTATTGAGAATGGTGATTATCTTGTTCAAAATGAAGGAATTCCTGATGATTC